AATAACAACAAAAAAAAAAAGAAATAATGAGACGCTTAGTAAGAATAGTAGCATTAGTTTACGCGCTATTCAATTTAGCATCATGTAGTAGAACACCTGGAAGTAGTCATGATGAAGAGATAAGCCCAGCTACGTTTGAAGGAGGATTTGGAATATATGTTAGAGGTTATGAGGTTAATCCAAGATACAGACAGACTTACTACAGGTACAAGATAGATGGGATCTACAAAGATTACACAATTAGAATGCTCAATAGTGAAAAAGTTTATAGAGTGGATTACATTGTTGAGCTTGACTATACTTATGTGGGTGGATATCAACAAAACCATGCAATGAGAGTAGCTACAGATTGGCTAGGTTCAGATCAGTCAGTAATTACAATGAAGCCTCAAAAGATGGGAATGGATGATTATATAGTGGAGAGCTCTGGGCTTCCTGTTCAAAGTTTTCAGAATGGAGCAGTTACAGTACAAATCTTAACCACTTCAGGAAACACTTATAGGCATACTCTTTATAGTGTTCCAATCCAAATCTATTAATAACTAACCCTTAAAATAATAATAAAATGGAAAACAAAATAAAAAAAAAAAAAGCACTAATTCTAATCGCAGTTCTTTTATTACTAACTTCTTGCAAATCAAACTCTAGGGCAGCAGAAGTAAAACCTGAACCACCACTTAGATTTTATGAGAGATGTGGAACCGATAAGGGGATGATTCTCTACTCAGGTGACCACAGATGCAAAACTATGGCACTCTACACGGATAAGCAACTAGAGAATATGGGCATCAATCCTAAAGAGTTCCATAAGAGTAAGAAGCAAGTACAAGTGGATGAACTCTATCTAGTGAAGACCCGTATACAGAATGATCTTAAACTACCGGATAATAAAATAACTATAGATGAGGTACTGGATTGGATGAAATTACACCAGATTAGCTTTGAGTTTAGAGTTGATGGTAATCTTGCTACAGTCTATAACTCTAAGTACGTTCTATTTACCTGGGAGATGAAGAAGAGTTATTTAAATGATCAGAAGAAAGAAGTTGTAGATTATTTAGTTAAGAGGATATACAACTACGATCAACTTCCAGGAATACCTAAATATTAAACGATATGAAAGTAGATAGAGAGTTAGTTGAAGTCCTGTTAGTTGAGAAAATCTTTGGAAGTATTAACCGAGTAATGGCATGTATCAAAGAAGAGTCGAACATGTTAGGAGAAGAAGCTAAAGATTTACAGGAAAATGCACATATAATTTCAACAGAGGAGGCTGTCGCTAGGTTTAATCATGTTAAGTGGAGCAAAGAATTCACAGACGATTTACTGGAAGTGCTTAACAAATATGCAGAACCTGTAAAGAAAAAGATTGAGGATAGAAAGGAGGCGGATAAATTTGTAGATGAAGTAAAGAAAAAATACCTAAACTAAAAATGGGAGAATACTATAACAACAGTGGGAAGTATCAGTATCTATACAACGACCCGAAGAAGCTAGTTTCAAATTTACCAGAATCAGGAGACTTTGACTTAATATTAGATTTGTTGAGTAAGTATGAGTTTCTATATGAGGATAATTATGAATCGGTACTAGAGTCTGTAACAGTTTCTGAAGTTGATGACCCTTACAATAATTCACCTTTCCCAATTAGAGCTATAGAGATGACAGAGTATGAGTTATCTTCGTCTATGCATGAGATTCTGCTATGGTGCACTAAATATGATCTAATTAAAAAGTATGACGTAGAGAATTTCCTTCACAGTGTCTTAAAATATATCAATGGTGGAGATGAGGATTACGACATAACTGAAGCTTGTAGGTATTTTGTAGAGGATTTGTTAGATAGAATTTTTGAAAGATATGGGGTATCGAACCGTAATTAAAAGGGTTATCTATCTTGGTAGCCACTTTGAGCATGTTAGAGAGAATAACGGAGTACTGGAGGTGTCAAAGTTCCCAAAAAATGTACAACCCTTCGACACTAGTAAAATATCTGACATAAGACTTCACGAGGGTTTATATGGAGCTCCTGACCTATTTGAATTGTTTGAAGAAGTAGAAGGTCACAGTATGGATGATTGGGGAACGGGTAGAGACTTGACTAAGGAGATGGTTCAGAAGATGATAAGACTGGCAGATCAAAAGATGTATGAGGAGGACTTAATCAAGTTTCTAGTGGATTTTTATGATACGATGGAAGATGATGCTAACTACGAAATTGAACTAATATGAAAAACTATAGAGACGTAAAAGAAGGTAGTTTAAGGGATTACTTTAGGGGTATTGATGGAGAAGTTAATATTCAGGTAGAGCAAGTGGGGGATAACTATATGCTTAACCAGATAAGAATAAAGGACTACCGAAACATAGACTTTACTCAGGACAGCCACTTAGCTTTAATGAACCTTACTGAGAATATAAACATCAATGGAGGTAAAGCAGTTGTGTATAGAGTTAATAATGAGATTCGTAGAGAGGGTGATTTTAGTTCAGATAGGGGTACGGTATTAGAGTTTAAGGTTCAAGGGACGGATTATCAGTGGAAAAGAGCTGTTGGTGATATCTTAAATCTAAACAGTAAAGCTAATGGTAATATTGTTGAGGTAGGGACTGTTAAATACTCGGATGAACTAGGATTACTCACTTCAACCTTCATCAGCAACAACATTATCATTTATCAAGGTTTATCTTATGGAATTCTTAGGATGGACTGGGAGCGTGCTTTAGGTTCTGATGAGTATAGGGAAATTATAGAGGTAGCTAGAATGTGCCCCCTTGTATTTGAAGATGGAGAACTAGAGCTTAATGAGACAGGTGAATTCTTAGAGCCAAACGACCATAATATCCAGAAACTAAAAGAAAAGACTAGCGAGGTTAAGGAGAGGATTGTAAGTTATAAGAATAAGCAGTTTGGAGGTAAGTTTGGTATAGAGAATTTAGAACTTGCACGTGAAGCTTTAAAATTAACAAAAGACACACCTGCTTCAATTAACTTCGAGATATTTCTTACTGATGGAACTAGTCTTGATAATGTGCAGTCTAGGTGGTACGATTGGGATACAACTCCGCTAACCCCGCACAATGGAGTAGTTAAGGTTTATGGGGATTGTCTTTCTGTTTCGGGGATGAAGTTGAGCTGGATTGTAGAGAATGTAAGCAAGGGTGAAGTATTCTATAAGCCTGAGAAATTTGGACTAAGAGAAAGAGAATGGGTTAAGAAGAATAGAAAGGGGCACATTATGATAGATAGAGATAAGTTTAACCTGCATGATAAATTAGTTGAAGATTGGGTTAAGTCTAAGATTATCGGAGTGCTGCATATTCCTGATAATGAGTTAGTATGGATAGGTCGTCAGAAGAAGGTTGAAACTCCAGATACTCTTATGATAACTCCAATCGACATACATCAGCCTAAATCCCTATCATTCTACTTATCTAACCAATCTAAAACCCTTATAACTAGAGAGAAATCAACAGGATCGCTAGGAGAGTATAGTGTTTATCGATTAAAAAAGAAGGATTACGAAAAGTTACTCTCCTTAGGTTTCATGAAGTTAGAGGATTTTATAGAAGCGAATAAGGAAGAACTGTCAAAAAGCTTAGATACTTGGGGTAAACTTCTAGAGATTCAAAAAGCTAATAATTATTCTCAGTTTAAGTTTAGGGATGATCTTCAAAAGGAGGTGTATGCTAATAAAAGTAAATACGAATACGGGTATAAATACATCAGACACTTAGATACTCACCCTGATTACCAGTGGATAGATAAAGTGGAGAGGTTTGTTACTATGTATGGGAATACTTATTATGGCGCACTTGAGGATAGGTTAGTGAGGGAGAATATATTTAATAAGCTTTGTGTAGATAATCTAGAGTTTGACAGTGAAGGGTATTTAGTAGGAATCAAAAAAGACAATTATATATGGAAGCAGTAAGAACAGTAATTAAAGGAGCAAAGTATTTCACAGGAGACAGCATATTAATACCACATTTTTCAGGAAAGTATGTTACTGTAGATTGTGATGAATATGCAACGCTTGAAGAACTGAAGAAGGAGTATAGTGCGGAGTATATAGGGAGTGTAAAGGATAACTACATAGAGCATAACGGAGAGAAGTATTATTATGCAGAGTGGGGTCCTTTTAATGTAACAGATGATTGGGACTTGATTTCGGATATTAGCTCACTTAGTTTGTAGAGATGAGTTACCGGATAGATTTCAATGTAGTTATTCAAGGAGTTTACAAGAAAGATAAGGAGAAGTTAGCTGAAGATATGAGACTCCTTTGTCCAGAGTTTGTAGAGTCCCTTGAGAGCAGTAACCACATACTTCCACTCGGTTCTTATGATTCTGAGGAGCTTTGGATAGAATTCGTAGGAACCTGGCCTGAACGACAAGAGGAGCTAGGAGACTTAACATTCAAATACCCCGATATAGAGATTATGGTTAGTTGTGATGGAGAAGACGGATATCAATGGCAGGAGAAGTATCAAAATGGAGAGTGTAGCCCTGTAGACTTTGGATTTAGAGATGAATGGTGAGTTTAGATATTCAATGGAGATAGGCGGACTCAGAGGAAAAGATGAAGCTAAAGTATATAAAGATTTTGAAGAGTTATGTCCAGTTTTTATGAGGATGTATAAAGGACAGCTGGAGTGGTTTTTGAGGAGTAGAGATGTAAAGAAAGAGTTATACTTAGCCTTCCTAGAGAAGTGGGACGAGATGTATGACGAAATCGATAACATTACCTTCAAATACCCGGATATAGAAATTAGAGTAACTTTCATGACTAGAAACTTTGATATCCTTAGAGTGGATTACTTTAAAAATGGTGAGCATGAGTGGGAAAATTATTAATAAAAACAAATAGAAATGGGATATTACACAAACTATGAGGTTACATTTGAGAATATAGAAGATAACCTAAAAGAGACAGCTAGGCAAGAGTTAATAAATAGTTGTCCAGAGTTGACGAGTGCTATAATTGATGACAAAGGAGAACAAGAGCTGAAGGAATTAATAGTAAAGTATAATAAAGTCTACTTAAGAGCTAAATGGTATGGTTGTGAGACTGAATTAGCAAAGTTTACAGAGAAAATCACAGAAGCAAGAGTAACGGTTAGAGCTCATGGTGAAGATATAGGAGACGAGTGGGTAGCCTATGCGAAAGCTGGACAAGTAGAGGTGTATCCTGCAGTGCTACCTATGTCAACATTATGGTAAAACTAAATGTAGATTCATGGGATACTACACAGATTACGATGTTCATATAAAGGGTCTTAAAGGGAAAAATAGGGAGAAGCTGCTGGAGGATTTTAAGTCGATTTGTCCAGATATGATGTTTAGTGTAGAGGAGGATTATAATGGAGAGTTGACTTTTCTAGAGACTGAGGATTATGATGAGGTAGACACTTACTTTAATGCTAAATGGTATCAGTGCGAAGAGGAAATAGGAGATATATCATTCAAACATCCGGAGCTAGAGTTCACCATATATTGTAGAGGGGAAGATGGAGAGATGTGGGTAGTATATGGTTGTAATGGAGAGGTTGAGAGTTATAAGGCTGAAATTAAGTATCCAGAACCGACAGTATTCAAAAAAGAAGAAAGATGAGACAATTAGTGAGTAGCGCTTTCTATGAGGCTGGTTTGTGGAATTTAAAAGACAGTAACTCAGGAATCTTAGGAAGTAGTGATAGTATAAGTTTAAATGAGGCTAAGGAAATGCTTGTGAAGTTTGAAGATGAGATAAGAAAGCAAGATGAAAATTTAGCTGTAACTGATGTATTATACTTCACAGATTGGTTTGGGATTATACATGTTGGTTTCAAGGTTCACTACACAAACATAAAACTATTAAGGAGCCTTTTAGATTCACTTATGGAAACATTAAAAACAGGCGAATGTTCAAGTAAAAGTTTTGAAATGTTATATAATTTAGTGGACGCTCAAGTATTACCTAGAGATGTCCTAGAGTATCCAATAAATAAAACAAAAGAAGAGTTAATCCTTGAGTTAAATAATGGATACAGTAAATTAGAAGAAAGATGGAAGCAGTAATTAATTTCAAAACTGATATTCTTGTAGTTGAGGCTTTTGGGTTTAGAGAGGTATTCAATTTACAAGAGGAGATGTCGATTCAGGGTTGGGAGGACGCATGGTTTGTGCTAGGTTTAGAAAGGGAGGACTGTCAAGCTTATTTTGAATTGGACTTTAATCTAGTGTGGAACGAGGGAGAAGAGCCCATAATGAGCGTGTACCCAGTTATTGATGGTAAAAAGTTTAGTTCAAATTGGGAACGCTGCAAACTTACAATAATAGGAGAACGAAAAGAATATGAAGAAAGATGGAGAATAATAAAGAGAATAAAGTAGGTTGTACGTGGAGTTTCAATGATGATCCTTTCTATGTAGCTATGAAGATTACTTACCTACGTTTGCAGAAGAAATTTGCCAGTAATCCGAAAGATAAAGAAGCCATAGATCAGGAAATAGAGAGGCTCAAAAATAAAGGGAATGTAATTAAATAAAGTAAAGGTATGATGAAGATATTTTTAGTAGGAGTTATGCTTGCTGTACTATTCTACGGTTACGCCCTGTGCAGCTATTTTCTTGTTCAGGAGGTTCGAGATAGAAAAATCCAGAGCAAATTAAGAAGAAAAACGTTATTTGTGTTGAGTGTAATTCCTGTGGTGAACTTTCTAGTATTTATTGGGTTTGCTCTGGAATTCTCATATAAAATAGCAAAAGAAAGCCTTATCGATGTGGTTCATGAGGTGGAAGAAGATTAATTAATAAAAAAAGTAAAAAGTTATGAAAAAAGTAGTATTAAGCGTATTGTTAGGTTTAGGAATTATTTCATGTGCTAAAGAAAAAGAAGTTAAAACAGAAGGAGTAGCTAATGATAGTATACAGGCAGTTGAAGATTCATTAGCAATAACTCCAAGACAAACTGAGGAAGAGATTATTACATTTGAAGAAGCGTTTAAGAGAGCTCACGTTGGGGAAGTATTTTGGTCTGATGAGGATTGGGAAGTGGAGAAAACTAGTAATGCAGAATACACACTAAGACTCACTAAGGATGCTATTAAACAGATGGAGAGAAATAATCCTAAGAATGTAGATGAGGAGAAACTTCCACCTGTACCTGCTAATGTAACCGATGCTACAACACTGAAAGGGAAGGGGTATAAATTCTCTAGTGAAACGGAAGGTGATATTTATTATGTTCGATTTGTAGTTACTAGTATTAAGATTAATTTCCTAAGCAATAGTATATCAGAGGTAATGCTTAAAAGTAAACTAAATTGGGAGTATGAGTATGGATTTGATTATATGGTAATTACTCCTAATGATGGTGAGGTGTATAATAAAGCATCTAATGCGGATAATGTAGGGTATGAGCTAACTATCCCTTGCTATATTGGAGGTAGAGCTAAGAAGGAATTAACACCAATCTCTTACTAAACCATGGAGACAGCGATTTTCATTTTCATACACGTCTTAATTCACATAGGTCTATCCGCATTCCTAGTAACAGTAGTTTCTGATTATGATTTTAGGAGAAAGATAGGCTTAAAAGGAAAAAGAATGAGAAAAGTTTTGTTATGGGCGTCTATCATTCCTGCCATTAATCTCTTAGTTGTTTTGTTGATTGGGGCTATGGGAATTAAGGAGGTTATTAGAGAGACTTGGCAGAATTTTCAGGATGCCTTAAATGAAGAAGATTAGATTATGGAAGGATTTATGGAACCTATAGTGGACAGACAAGTTAGAGCTCGTTTAGATAAGTATAGCGAGATTCTAAGAGCAACACCATGGAAAGCAGATGAAGTTATAAAGCAGTTGGATATCATGGCTAGAAAATATGTTAAATTCCCTGTAGCGGTTCGAATGATTAGTGAGTTAAGGGAGGAGATTAAGATGTATAATAAGTATGTAAACTAAAAAAAAAACAAACTATATGAGTAGAGCAGTTGAGTTACTGGAAAAATACAAGGACGACTCCAACTTGATAAAAGAAGGCATGCTTAAGGCTTATGTAGATCTAGTTAAGGAAGAAAAATGGTCTATAACTGCGCCAGAAAAATTACGTCCGATATGGGAGTTGAAGATAGACTTAAGAGATAGAATAGGAAAGGATTACTTCTGGTATTTAGAGGTAGTAGATGCAGTGGAGTCAGTTTTAAACTTCTTCAGGGATCCAGCATTTGCCACAGAGGTAGGATTCAGGGAAACTATGGTAGGCGCACTGGAGATTCTGAAACAGGAAGGAGTTGATGAGCTTATGTACGAAGAAGGGTGTCAAAAGATATCAGAAACTATAGACATTATTTTAAAATTAGAACAACCAAAAGAAAATTATTATGAGTAGAGACATTTTTAAGAAGAGAGTAGAATATAAACCTTTCGAATACCCAGAGGTTCAACCATTTATAGACGCGATGAATAAGTCTTTCTGGGTACATTCTGAAGTTAATTTTGATGCAGATGTTCAGGATTTCAAAACTAAACTAAAACCGCATGAACAGGAATGTATTAAGAGAAATGCCTTAGCAATTGCGCAGGTTGAAGTAGCTGTTAAACCTTTCTGGGGTGATATATACAAAACACTGCCAAAACCTGAATTTAACAACCTTGGATCCACTTTTGCAGAGTCAGAAAACCGTCATTCAGAGGCTTATAGTAGATTAATAGAGGTCTTAGGGCTTAATGATGAATTTAAAAAGTTAATCGAGACTCCAGTATTTAAGAAAAAGCTAGAGTTATTTGAGAAGCACTTTGGACCGGATATTGATTTTGTGGATAAACTATTCTTCTTCGTGATCGTTATTGAGAATTCTAGTTTGTTTAGCCAATTTGCGAATATTCTAGCCATGTCTCGATTTAAAGGGGCGATGAAGAATATAGCGAATATGATAGCATGGAGTAGTGCCGATGAGCAGAATCACTCTAATGCTGGTGTCTTCTTACTAAACCAAATCTTCAAAGAACACCCAGAAATGAGAAAGAGTCAAGAAGCTGTAGGGGAAATTATAAAAGACTACTTAGCTTACGAATCTTCCTTACTAGACTGGGTATTTGAAGAGGGTGAGTTTGAGTGGTATACTAAGGAAGATGTAGTTAACTTCATGAAATTCAGGGTAGATACAGCCTTAGAACAAATGGGTTACAACAAAATATATAACATCACGACAGAACAATACAGTAAAATGAAGTGGTTTGATGAAGAGGTATTTTCTGGAGAGTCTGATGATTTCTTTGCTAAACGACCTACAGCGTACACTAAGCATGATAAGCCGTTTGACGCAGGAGATTTATTCTAAACATTTTTAACTTTTTTCATAACTAGAGAGGGAGGAGTCAATAAACAGGCTATTCTCTCTCATTTTTATTAACATTTAAACAACAACATTATGGTGACAATAGACAGAAAAACAATCAAGAGAATTAACGAACTAACTTTCTCAGCTAACTCTAATGAATCGTATACAGAAAAGATTACAGCTGATAGAGATTATATTTATTTCAAAGGAGCGAAGTTAAGAAGACTACTGCCAGGGTTTATAGATACAGATCAGATCGTCTTAACTTTACAACATTACGGAGTCGCTAACATTAAATACTAGAAAACATGAGACTACTAAAAATAACATCAGAAGAACTTGCGAGCTTAACTGGAGAAAGCCATGATATTTTACTTAGAGACATTGCAGGAGTTGAAGGGATGTGGAGAGCGGTATTTGGAGCTGAATTTGAGAGATACGAAAATGGGTACCTGCTAAACAAAGAAGAAACTCTATACGCAACAGTTAATTATAGCAATAGGATCAGAGCTAAGATTATAGAAGCCTGGAGAAAGTTTGAAGATGAAAAGGCCTATACTCTACCGTCAGACTATGAATCAGCTCTAGAACAACTATTAGATCAAGTTAAGGCTAATAGAATGTCAAAACTAATGGATAAGGTAATAGCGGAAGTAGATGCTAAGAATAAGACTGCAGAAGAGATTAATGAGGTATTCCCAGTAGAGCCTCTAATTGTAAAAGAAGACCTGCCCCCAAGAATTGTTCTAAAAGAGGGAGTTTCAAAGTATAGAGAGGATATCCTGAAGAGAAAGAACTGCAGATATTCAACTAGAGAGATAGCCAGTGAATATAACTTATCAGCTCAAGCCTTAAATAACAAGCTGAAAGCACTAGGGATCATCTATAAACCTAATGGAGCTCAAGCGTGGAAACTCTGTGTAGAATATCAAGGCAAGGGTTATGTAGAGGCTATACCAACAGGTCACAAAGATTATATGATTAGCCCGAAGTGGACTCCTATGGGAAGAGCTTTTATATATGATGTATTAAAAGAGAACGGAATACTACCATGGAAAGAGAAAGGGGTTTAAAGATAATGTCAAGTAGGGATATAGCTGTATTAACTCAAAGAGATCATAGACTTCTTAAGAGGGACATTAGCCGAATAGAGATAGAATGGGAGAAGGCTAACGGATCTAAATTTGAGCTAAGTGAGTACGAGGATGATAACAGTAATAGATTTGTTGAGTACTTGCTGAATAGGGAGGAATTATCTTATGTTTCAGCTAGGTTAAATAAGACTAGTGGTGAAAGACTAAACTCGATAAATGACCTATTCAAAAGCTATTCAGACTTAATTAGAGCCTATGCAGATGAAGTAGAGAAGAACGAGAGATTAGCTAAATTAATTGAACAAGAAGATAACAACTAAAAAGAAACATTATGAAAGTAAAAATCAAAAGACTAGACAAAAGCGCTGTAATCCCTAAATATGCTAAGGATGGGGATGCAGGATTAGACCTTACAGCAACAGCCTATAAAGTAAACGAGAAGGGGCAGTACGTATACACTAGCGACCTTGCATTAGAGATCCCGGATGGTTATGTTGGGTTGTTATTCCCTAGAAGCTCAATTTGTAAGAAAGATCTAGAAATGACAAACTCTGTAGGTGTAATCGATTCAAACTATAGAGGTCCAATAAAGTCTGTATTCAACCCAACATGTGAGGATCCGGAGATATACGAGTTAGGTGAAAGATTTGCTCAACTTATTATTATCCCGTACCCTAAGATTGAGTTTGAAGAGGTAGAAGAATTAAGTGAAACAAATAGAGGAACAGGAGGTTATGGAAGCACTGGCAAATAAGCAAGAGATATTAGAGAGCTGGAAAGTTATGTATTTTGTTGATGATCCAGACAGAGAGCCTTACTTAGTTCACCACGACAAAGGAGATTCAGTAACATTAGGTTTATTAGACTATCCTGACTGTGAACAAGACTTTTATGTACCTAGAGACGTTGTTAGACCTTTCCCAACCATAGAAGAAGAACTAATAGCAAAAGAAGAGATATGGAAAAGGATGGCATTGTAATAGTAGGTCTTGAAAAATTCTCAGATAGTAGCCTTGAACAGTTAGAGAAAATCATCAGAGCTTATAGATTACATGGAGTACCTAAGGATTACTGGGACGAGGATATACAAATAAGGTACGTAAAGGAGGAGGATACTGTTGTTCTACTCAATGGTGATTATGATGAGTTGATTTTAGATGATGAGAAAGGGATGCTTGAGAGATATTACTATTCCCCTTATGATGGCTTTGGTGGTACGTATGCAGAACTTCTAGGTGAATATGAGAACTTTAATGATGAGGATCGGATGTGGTTTGATGAGCAGATTAGAGATGTAGAGAAGGATTTAAAAGTCATGACCGGCTAGAGTTAGAGGGTAAAGACTTATATATGAGGAGATGTAACAAAAATAGATCTATATATGAGTTTTACAAATGAAAATCAGGACGTTAAGGTTCCTTGGTGGTTTAATGAAGAATCGTCTAGAATGCTAAATGGAGGTTACTTACTTAGAGGAGAAAACCTAGATGGAGCACTTGAGAGGATAACTTCTGCAGCTGCCAAGAGACTAAAACGCCCTGACCTTAAGGAAAAGTTTAAAGAAATTGTCTGGAATGGTTGGATGAGTTTAAGTTCACCTATTTGGGCTAACATGGGTACACAAAGAGGTTTGCCGATATCGTGTCTCTTGAATGATACTCTGATTGAAGTTAAGTCTGGAGATGTACACCTAACTATGACTATTGAAGAATTAACTAAAAGATGGGATGAAGGAGTGAGAAATTTCCAGATTAAAGTATTCAACACAGACACTAAGACAATTGAGTATTCTAAGATTAATCGAGTATGGGAAACAAAGAAGACTAGGAGTTTGGTGTATTTAAGTGTAGGAGAAGCTGGTACGAACAATATTAGATGTACTCCAGATCACTTAATTCTAATGTCTAATGGTGAATATAAACCTGCCGGGGAAATAAAACCTCTCGATAAACTTCAGGGAGAATCGTATAAGACTGTTGTTGAAGTTAAGAATGTAGAAGCTGAAGAAGAGGTGTCAGTATTCGATATAGAAGTAGACCATCCGAGTCATAACTTTTATTTACCTGAAGCTGAAGTTTTTGTACATAATTGTTTCGGAGTTAACGTTCCAGACTCACTAAACCTAATCTCTGATAAGCTGAAAGAGGTTACAATGCAGACTAAGATTGGTGGTGGAACTTCTGGTTATTTTGGGAACATACGAGAAAGAGGAGCTAAAATCAAGGATAATGGTGAATCTTCTGGTCCAGTTCCTTTTATGCAGATTTTTGATACGACTATGGGTGTTGTGTCACAGGGATCTTAAGTTTTAGTCTTGGGGATACCTGTAAAACTAGCGTATTAATTGCTGGGACACCCTTAGAGACTGACAAACTACAACATAATCTGAAAAGGTAAGTGTGAATGTTTGAAAATTGTTAGTATTGGGCAATCAGCAGCCGGAGTCCCTGTAAAATGGGAAGGGTTCAACGACTATCCTTAGGGAGTACCTTCAAGTGAGGGGAAACATACGCTGCCTTAATTGGTAAAGATATAGTCTGAACATGTAGGGAAAACTTACAGCAGTTCATTAGAGAACGCACCGAGATTAACGACCTTGGTGGAACAAAATTGACAAGAAGAGGAGCCTTTGCAGCATACCTTGACATAGACCATCCAGATTTTGAAGAGTTCTTGCAGGTTAGAGATATCGGGAATCCTATACAAAACCTATTTACTGGAGCATGTATACCTGATTACTGGATGCAAGAGATGGTGGATGGAGATATGGAAAAGAGAAAGTTATGGGCTAAGGTTCTAGAAAGTAGACAACAAAAAGGAATGCCGTACTTATTCTTCACTGATAATGTAAACAAAAACAAGCCTCAGGTGTATAAGGATAAACGTAACTCATTGACACACAGCAACTTGTGCGTCGAAGTTTGCCTTCCAGACGGACCTGACGAGAGCTTTGTATGTTGCTTATCTTCACTTAACTTAGAGCTTTATGATGAGTGGAAGAATACAGATACGGTAAAACTAGCTATTTATTTTCTAGATGCTGTTATGTCTGAATTTATAGAGAACTCTGCTGGGATTCCTGGTTTAGAGGCTGTTAATAAATTCGCTAGAAGACACAGAAGTTTAGGACTGGGTGAATAGAGCGTAAAATGCCCAGTATAAACCTCCTTAATTGCTGGAACCCTTGTGCGTGGTGGCCATGTGGAATCAGCAGCGAAGCTTAATTATAACAAAAAAAAATTAATGAAGATGAAAAATGTAGAATTAGAATGTATAAACCCTGGAGAGATAAAAATGATAGGTAGGAAGTATGTCGTGCAAATAAAAGGAGATGAAAGCCTTAAGTACGCTTCTGAATTACCAAAATATCTCCAGGAAGTTTACAATCTTTCTTTACCCGAGTATTACAGCTTAGTAGTTTTCGGGAACGAGGATAGTAAACAAAATTGCCTATGGTGTGGAAAACCTACAGAATTAAGACATAAATTGTATATGGGGTATAAGATTTACTGTAATTATTCTTGTAAAACCTCACATAGTAATACTGAAAATAATCCAACCAAGTCAGAGGAAGTTAGAAGAAAAATTTCTGAGGCTCAATCTAAACGCTTGTATGAACTTTCTGCTAAGGGTTTAAATGTATTCCAAGATAAAGAGTTCATAAAGAAAAATGCAATTCGAAGTTCTGAAAGGATGAAAAGTATAGTATCTAAGGGATAGCATATTTGGCAGCAAGATTCTGAAAAATTAAAGCTGTCTGAAAGAACTAGAAACAGGAACCTTTCTCTAGCTAAAATTGGTGAGAATAATTTTCAGAAAGCATCCACAAACTTAAATAGCTTAATTACTAGATACAAAGCCCTTGGAGTAGAGAATCTTCATTTGTATTTGATTTACTGGGGAGACTCTAAGGCTAAAATAGGAGTCACTTGTAATTTACAGAAAAGACAGAATGAACTTAGAAGAGATGGAGCTTTGGGATCTATACACTCAGTATCATTTGGTAATACAATAGATATACTGAAGTTAGAATTAAAGATAAAAAGCAAATACTGTGAGGTGAAAGGTGAGTTATTTGATTTTAGCAGCATTAAGGAAGTGTTGCGTGATATAAAATAAAGTTATAATTAGGAACGTTCAGAGACTATCGAAACTAGAGAGAAGGGAGTAGAGTAGGATAACATGTCGGTAAAGTTATTCGAAAAGGGAGGCACTTGAGATATAGTGAAGATATAGTCCGATCTGGGTGGAAACATTCAGTGGCTTGGGTGAGCAGCAGTAATGTGACGAATTATTGTGAACTATTGGTTTTAGGCTACCACTCTTACTTACAGAAAAACAACATACCTTTCGAATCAATGGAAGCTAAGACGTTTAATGCCAAAGTTTTCAAAGAGATCGAGAGTAAAGCGAGAAAAGCAAGTAAAGAGTTAGCAAAAGTATACGGTGAGCCAGAGTTGTTAAAAGGTTATGGACTTAGGAATACAACTTTGATGGCGATCGCTCCTTAAAAGTTGGGGGAGCTTATCGGGGAAACTCGGTATAAGAAAACAGGGTTAATTGCTGGGACTCCTTCTATTACACCGGGGATAATCAGCAGCCACTTTAGTTAGAAATAGCTAAAAGGTTCAACGACTAGTAGGTACAGCCTAAGGGAGCTATCCTATGGTAATGAGCTACCACGAAATCCTGCCCTAAGGTACTATAAAAGTGCTATGGTGATTATATAGTCTGAACGTTACAGGATGATAAACTGTAAGAGCATAGGGATAAAGAGCCTTATGGGTAACAAATTGACAACTTCATCTTCTGCAATTCTTGGCCAAACTTCACCTGGAGTAGAACCTTTCGCATCTAATTATTACAAAGCAGGTTTAGCTAAAGGTAATTTTATGAGGAAGAACAAATATTTAGAGGCGAAACTGGAAGAGCTAGGAAAGAATACAGAAGAGGTTTGGAGAGATATAATGCTCAATAGGGGATCGGTTCAACACTTAGATTTCCTAGATGATCATACAAAGGCTGTGTTTAGAACTTTCAAGGAGATTAGCCAGAGAGAGATTATAACACAAGCCGTACAGAGACAGAGGTATATAGATCAAGCACAGAGTATAAACCTTAACATTCCACCAGATATACCACTGAAGGATGTTAACGCTTTATATATCTACGCTTGGCAATCAGGTCTTAAAACATTGTACTACCAGAGATCAGAGTCAGTAGCTAAAAATATGGCGATGAACTTTAATAATTGTATAAGTTGTGAGGCTTAAGTAATATGAAGAGGGATTAGGAGGGTAAAACTTTCTAGTCTCTCTTTCTTTTTCTTAATAGCTAAAATAAAAATGGAAATAATAGAAAAGTTAGTAAAAGAATCCAAATCAAGAATGAACATAAGAAATTGGAATGAGTGGTCAGATATACTTGAGAGAAAGAGTCTAACCGCTAAACTTACAGGAGAACTCGAGTCATTTAAAGCTGATAGTAGAAGGATTTTTGAAGTGACAACACAGGGACGCACCGAGAATAATATCAAAGACATGGAGGAGCTAAATGCCTATCTTAGATTCAAGGGAATTCGGAATAAAATTAAGAAAATGAAATGAGTTACGTAGAGAAAACCTTAAAAGCGCTCAGATCTTACAGGAAAATTAGCGAGTGGAACCATTTTGCTAAGAAGTTTGATGAAGTGTATGAGGAAGCTAAGGAGTTGGGTAATGATGAAGTTGAGCAAGTTAGAGAGCTTTCTGAGAGGTATTTTAGTAGAGTGAAGGGTGAAGTTAATAAAGATGATTTAAATGAAGAAGAACTAAAGGCCTTTACTAAACTTGAGGAGGTAATGAACAAAATAAAATATGATAAATAATGGAAACAAAAGAAATGAAAATACAGGTGCCAGAGGGTTACGAAATTGATAGAGAAAAATCAACTTTTGAAAATATAGTTTTTAAGAAGGTTGAAAATGAACTTCCGAAGAGTTGGGAAGATTTATACGAAGTTGGGGGTTGGTTTGTGGATTTTCACAGTGATGTTGTTACTTCGGGCAGTATGCGCACGGGAGATAGTGTTAAAAACAGATTTCCCACAAAAGAAGAAGCCGAAGCATGTTTAGCACTTGCTCAACTTTGTCAGTTAAGGGACAGATACAATAGTGGATGGAAACCTGATTGGAAGAATGAAAAAGAATTAAAATATGTTATAGAAATCTTTTGGGGCAATATAGTTAAAAGAGAATATGATTGTAGATACAAAGTATTAGCTTTCAAAACAGAAGAACTTAGAGATGAATTCTTGAAGAACTTTAGAGAGTTAATTTGGATAGCAAAACCATTATTATGATATTTAGTATTTTAGAGGTAGTTTTCCTATTAATTGTGTCAAACCTTGGGAGCTACGCACTTGGGAGATTTAGAGCAAAACAAAAACCAACTCCATGTCGCCACGTTTATGAGACTATAGAGGAAATACCGAGAAAGAAAGTTGTTTGGGCTTGTAGACACTGTGGCGATATGATAGTCTTAAATATAAACAAAGAGGGAGATGACAATTGAAGAATACCAAGATATAATAAGATCAACCTTCATGACCAACAATTGGAACGATTACGCGGACCTGTTTGAGAAAATCCTGAATAAAGCTAAGGAGACTGGAGACATAGAGTTGGCAAAAGAAAGAGGGAGTAAGTTTATAGAGAGTCTTTTAGTTGATTACAAGGAAGAGGATATTAAGAATGAGAAGGAGAGAGAAGCTTTTGTTAGACTGAGAGATATAACCAAAAAGTATTAAGATGATAGATAGAATAGATTACCTACTAAGCGATAGAGACTTTGCAACTGATTTCGCTGACTTACTTAGAAAATATTTAGGGAGAAGAGGAACTGATGTAATTTGTGGTTTTCCGGGGCTAGGCAAGAGTAGTGCAGCAGGGAAGTATATAGTAGACCTTGATAGTGCGGATTTCATGGGACCGAATAGATGGGAAGATTATGAGAGAGCTATAAAAGAGCAGATTGGAAAAGTTAATTACATACTGGTTAGCTGTCATCCTGAGACTAGAGCTATTCTTAAAAACCTTGGAATTCATTATTATATCGCTTATCCATCTAGAGAATTAAAAGAAGAATACTTAGAGAGATACCGAAAGAGGGGGGATTCACCAGAGTTTACCAATCTTCTAAGTAATAATTTCGACCACTTCATAAATTCAATAGAGAGCGATGATTATGAGGATTGTACGAAAATAAGAATAGTGAAGCCAGGTAGATATGTGAAAGATGTAATTGATGTTATATCTAAGCTTAAGTCCGAAAATTCAAATTATGACCCTAGTTGGTTTATGATTAGTTAAGAAGAAGTATGAAAAAGAAAACAATTATAGCTATAGCCGGTAAGAAAGGGTCAGGCAAAGACACAGTTGGGGAGATGTTTCCTGAATTTAAGAAGAGAGCCTTTGCAGACAGTATCAAGTGTTTTATTAGCGATGCGTTTGATATAGCCCCGTGGAGACTTGAAGATAGAACTGAGAAAGAAAAACCTATGGAGAAATGGTGGGGAAAGAGTCCTAGGGATTTAATGAAAGATGTTGGAGATAGTTTAAGAGCTGGAGTAAGTAAAGATATCTGGGTGAACATTCTATTTGACAAGATACGAGACTTAGACAATATAGTAATAACAGACCTAAGATTTAAGAATGAATTTAAGAGATGTAAGGAGGAGGGAGTTTTTATTATCAAAGTTGTACGACCAGAAATAGACAGTTCCGACACACACATTTCCGAAGTTGATTTAGATGACATACCTGATAGTGAATTCGATGCTATTATAATTAACGACGGGAGCTTAGAGGAATTAAGACAAAAAGTAGAACAATTATGGAAAACAAGAACCTAAAAACAGTGGAAACCTTTGACGGAGAAACTATGACCTTAGCTGAACTTATTAACAAAATAGGAGTAAAGCCTGAGGAAATCATAATTAGCTTCAAAGGTGGAACAACGGTTAGTTATGTGGAGAAGAACCCTGAAGATGATGTTACAGTTAGTAGTCTCATAAAACACATCATCAGTAAATCATTAAAGGTAGTTGAGAAAAAGTTAGATGAGAAGTTATGAAAAAAGAGCTTAAAATCCACCACATAGGCTGCACTCACATGACTCACGATCAGCTTAATATTCCTAAAAATACAGACCTGCTTATTCATAGTGGTGACTGGGCTAATTATAGGGATGAAGTTAAGAATGAGTTAGAATGTAAGCAGTTTATAGAGTGGGTAGGTAAAGAACTCAGTCACATACCTTATAAGATCTTTGTACCAGGAAACCATAACACCTTTGAGTATAACAATATAAAGTACGCTAGAGAGTTATGGAGAAGTGTAGGAGTAGAACTTTTAATTGATGAACATACAGTAGTGGAGGGTTATAAAATATTTGGCTCTCCCTACACTCCTTCTTTTGGTAACTGGGCTTTTATGGCAGACAGAGGTAAGTTATATAAAAGGTGGTGTAATGCTATAGATGATGATATTGATATTCTAATTACACACGGTCCACCTAAGGGAATACTGGATTTAAACGGGGATATGGATCAGGTAGGAGACTCAGCTTTACTTACTAGAATTCAAACCTTATATAACCTCAAACTACATACCTTCTCACACATACACTCTAATTCAAACCAAAGAAATGCCGGAGTGTTGTATAGAGATGGGGTTTATTATTCAAATGGGTCTGTAGTCATGGATGGGGAGTTGTATAAGGCTAAGTTTAACGGAAATACAATAACAATTAAAGACAAAGAGGTGTGGTTGAAGTGATTGATTTAGGTAGAGATGGTCATGGGGTTGTAGATGTAAATGGGCATAAGTACGTGTTCTTCTCTGACCCTGAGACTGAGACTGTAATTCACCAGATAGATTATAACTTGGTTGAGCAGTACGAGATAGAAATGTTGATTAAGGTGGAATACTATGAAAGGTTTGGTTAGTTTATTTGGATTTGAAGAGAAGGTAGGCGATACGAGGCTATACTATAAGGGACCTACTTTAGATACTTTAGATTTCCTTCATTTAGTCATGTTCTGTGTAGCTATGATTGGGCTCAGTTTAGGGTTTGGGAGTAAGACTATAATGTGGTTTGCTCTATTACTTATTCTCATTGTTTGGACGGTAGTTGATTGGTATTTTGCAAGAAGAGCCTTAAGAGTAATGAGGGAGGTAGTAATAGAGGCAAAAGAAGTAAACCTATCAGAAGTTAAAATATATACAGATGGGAAGATAATAGGTTGGGAATATAAAGAGTTCTCAGGAGTAATAAAGAAAGTAAAATAAAGAAGATATGAAAACAGAAAATAAAAACAAGAAAGTGGTGCTAAAGACAAAAACGTTTTCAGCAACTACGAAGAAAAAAGCTATCGCAAAACAGGTGTATGAAGAAGTAATGGCTAAATATCCTAACTTAATGGAAATGCTTAAAAATAGTTAGATATGGAGATTGAAATAGATAAGGAGCAGTTAATCGAGTTTAATAAGACACTAACAGGAGCCGCACATAGAGTAATAAAGCCGCACCAATTAGATAGTGTATTCTCTAGTTACTTCTATTATGAGGATATACCAAGTCAAATCGCCTCCATAGTAAACTCAATAATTAAGAATCATCCTTTTGGAGACGGAAATAAAAGAACCGCTATGATGACTCTGTATTACTTGACTCAGACCTATGACGTAATTATTGAGTTAGAGGGAGAGAAGGAGATATTTGAAGCTATCCAGTATGTTGTCAATAATAAACTAGAAATAGAAGAAGTAGTGGAGGTATTGCAATTAAAAGAGAAAGGAAATGACAAGAATAGAAGCTAGGGAATCAGAGCAAAAGGTGATAACGAAAGGAGCTGATAATTATGTTAGACGTAAGAGATTATGATAGTTGGATCGTACCTATAGATGCTGCTAGAATGCTTTATGTTAGAGGGTTTGATGGTTCACTGTTTTTTACCTGGGAGAATGATACTATATTGTTTCATGGGGAATCTGAAAGCTTAACTTCAGGAGAGTGGGTGTCTAATGAATTTTATTTGAACTTAGATGAGGTATTTGTGTATAACCCCGAGAATTATTACTTAACTTCATTACCAGCCCCAACCTATGAACAAGCTTTCGAATGGTTAAGAAGTAAAGAGATCTACGGAGAAATAGTCAAAATCCCTAATCACAAAGCTTGGCTCTATACGGTAATCGATGGAAGAAGAGTGGAAGATGAGATAGTGTTTAGTGGTGAAGGAGAAGATTATGAGCAAGTTAGATTAGAGTGTTTAACAAAATGTTTAGAATGTTTAGAAGTATTATGATAGAATTTGAAGATAGCGCTTACGAGAGATTAGAGAAGTATCGTAGTGAGATAGAAAGTTTAGATAGAAAAGAAAGGGCAGATTACGTTTTATGGTTAATGTTTAATAAGAACGATGATCCTGACTTTAGAATAGAGGTTGAACGAAAGAATAAACCGGAAGACTTCAAAGTAGGTCAAGTTTATTATTACAGAGACAACAACTTCAGACTAAAAACTATTGAGATCACTTTCATTAGGAGTTCAGTGTTATTTTACAAGGTTTTAGAGATTGATGGTAATCCTGTAACAACTAAAGATAGAAATAAAGAAGAAGTGATGTTTGATAGCAGTCTTAGAGCAGAACTTTTGGAACCTGGAGAGTTGGACTTTGAAGAGAATCCTAGATATTACAAACCTAGTCTAAAATTCAACAAAACAAAAATAAATTACACGTATGAAACAAATAGAATCAATATCGATAGACGGGTTGCAAATAAGAAAAGCCCTCTATAAGTTAGCTAAGTATTCAAGGGAGTTATTGGAACCTCTCGGATCAACCTCAACCTTAATTCCATATATCCACAGTTTAATTGAATTATCTATGTTTGCAGAGGATGAGGTAATCAAGAATCTAAAGTTTATACAGGAAGAAGAGGGAGAGACTTTGAGTATAGTGAGGAAGTGGAAGTGTTTTGATATTGAGGGAGAAGTTGATCTGAAGTGGGCATTTGTACCGGAGAGTCATATTAAGATTTTAGCCAGTTTAGAGCTGCTTAAGGTTCATAAAGACTACCAAGATGACTTAAGTAAAAGACATAGCGAACTTAAAAGACAGTATAACAAAAAGAAAGTAAAAGATGGAAACTGAAACAAATTTTATGGAAGAGTTAAAAGAATATTTCGATAAGACCCCTCAAGAACAAATAGAAAAAGACTGGGAAGCGACTGAGGTGTGGGATGAGGTGAAAGAAGAGGAGAAAACTATAGTAGTAAATCTCATAGGTTCGCCAGGTACGGGGAAGAGTACGATCGCTTCTGAACTATTTGCTAAGATGAAATGGGAAGGATTTGACGTAGAATTAGTGTCTGAATATGCTAAAGAACTAGTTTGGGAGCAGCGCCATGAAACCTTTAAGAATGAACTTTATCTTTTCGCCAAACAACACCATAGACTCTTCAGGTTAAAAGGGAAAGTTAAGTTCATAATAACAGACAGACCTTTAATCCTTTCTCTATTCTACAATGGTAAATACGGAGACGGTAGTGAGAACTTTAGAAATTTAGTATTAGAGGAGGTGAATAAGTTTGACAATATTAACATCTTCTTACACAGGACTAAACCGTACATAGCTAAAGGAAGAAACCAAACAGAGGAAGAGTCAATAGAGTTTGCAAAAGAGATGCTAGAGCTTGTTAGAAATTATGGTGGAGAGTTTATAGAGTTGGACGCAGAACAAGATATAACTTCAAACAAAATAATCGAAATCTGTAGAAATCATGACAGAGCTAATACCTAAAGTAGTGGAACGGATAATTGAACTTCAGAGAGCGGGAAAATCTTTTGGTTGTAAGTTTAACATATTTGGCGATGATTTAACTCTATATAAAAAGGAGTACATCATCTCAAAAGGCTTATTCACATTCAATGGTAATTCAGGATATCTAAGGTGGACTCTGGATAATACTAAGTCTGGAGTGTTTTATCTTAAGTGGCTAGACATGACGGTAGAGGAGATTATGCTAAAAGAGTTGTACGGAAGAAAGCACACCAAAGAAACTGAGCTAGAGATTATTCAGGAGGAAATTAATTGTATAGACGAAGAAATAAAGAAATACGAAAAGAAATGAGTGTGATATTAGCTTATGTGTTTGTAGGTATCTGTTCAGTTATAGTTACTCTCATAGGAATTAAATATCTAAGAATGGTGATGAATGAGGAGTCTAACTGCAACCACGATTATTACTTGTTTTTAGGTAAGCTTGATGATGATTATTATGCTGTTCGGTGTTTGAAATGTGGAAATGTAAAAGAAGTTAAGAACAAATGACAGTATTAGGTTTACTTGGGGTTTTATTAATGATTCTAGTGATAGCCTCAGTAGTTTGGAAAGGAATTAAGCACTTAGATGATAAATATGACTGTGATCATGAGTATTATAAGATTGAGGAGGGAAAGGATTATATGATAGCGAGGTGTTTTAAGTGTAATGATATAATAAAAATAACTTGGAGATATGGGAAACGTTGAGTGTCACTTTGATTACGATGATGATGTTTATGATATAAGATATGGCTGGGGTAAGGTACGAGGATTTAATGTAAATAAAGATGAGAGTGGTGGAAAGACTTATTACAAAACCGAGGTAAGATTCGAAGACCTAAACCAAACAATCTATTACGATGATCAAACTACCAGAACCTTATTATCTCACAGGCATTACGATGATTTGAGTGAAGTTATGAGTGTTGACTGGGAAAAGAGAGTAGGTAGGTATGGAAAGGTTAAAATTAGAGGGATTATAGCTATTGTTCAACTTAAGGTATATCTAAATGGAAAGTTCTTATTTGAAATGGAGAATGATAAGGGTGAGATGGAGATGGTTTCAGTAGATGAGTTTAAGTTATTAAGTAAAAGTAAAACACATGGATTAGGATTATGACAAAAGGAGAAAGAAACTTTGAAATAGGAGATAAGGTATTCGACATAAGGTACGGCTGGGGAGAAGTAGAGAATTTTGAAGTGGAATTAGGTTGGGAGAATGTTGAAATTAGGTTTGATAATAGTTTGATTTCTTATACAGTTAGTGGACCTGGAGAAATTGGTGATGAACTTTGTCTCCTTTCATTCACAGAGTATACATTAAATGGATTCACCGCAGAAAAACCCATAGATTATAGTAAGTTTGTAGGAAAATGGGGTAAGTTCTGGAATGACGACGAAGCTAAGTGTATAATAAGTAGGTTAGGAAAGTATGATGGTAATTGGTTTATCCCTACAAGTTCATCAATACCTATCTACGAAAACTTCAAACCATTATCAGAAGAACAAATTAAATCACTAGGATTATGACAAAAGGAGAAGAAAAATTTGGAAAGGTGTTCACTCATAGGGTAATTATAACACCAAAAATATCAAAGAACTTAGCGCACTGGATGGAAGGTTACATAGAAGGGAGATTTTGTGATGGCCTAGTTGATGGTGATTATGCAGAGGTTTGGATATATGAGTTTGAAGTTGAGGATATAATTGAAGCTTGGGAGAATGAAGAAGTCCCACCAGAAATAGTTAAAGAATTATCCGAGTTTGTTCAATATTTGCAGGACGAGAAAGTAGATTATATATCGTTTCCAGAAGGTTTGTAAGATGAAAGAAGATTTTGAGGATTTCTTAAAAGGGTGGCTAAATATTTTTACAGGGATTTCTATAATTACTACAGTTTTGCTACTCTTTAGATTTATTTTTGTGCCCAGCTGGGATAATTTTGGAGATTTTGCGGTTTTCTTATTCATCTCAGGTTTTGCACTTTGGTATACGTATAAAGATTTAAATTTAGATTAGAGAGATTATGAAAAAAGTATTAGTAACATTGGATATTGCACTTAAGTTAAACGAGTTAGGATTTGACTTACCTTGTTTCGCTAATTATTGGAGAGGTCGCAGCGTAGTAGATTTTAAAGATGAAGTAAGGGGAGATTCGGTTAGTGTAGATAATATAGCAGTTTTACGTAATGGAGAGGCTTTTGATGGAGAAGAGGTTGCAATAGCTATACCTACGTGGGAGTTAGTCTTCGAATGGTTTAGAGGTAAGGGATTATTGGGTATGATATCGACAAATGAAGTGTTAAACGAAGGAGATCCAAGGTATTACGCTTCTGTGGATGATATTAAAGAAGGTGGAAAAATGCATGATCTAGGAGCTGTTCAAACATACGAAGAAGCTAGATTGACAGTAGTAAAGAAAATGATGGAGTTGTTATGAGAAAAGTATTAGTACCGTTAGATATAGCAATAGAACTCAAGAAGATAGGTTTTAATGAGCCATGTTTTGTTAACTACCATTTAGATCTATGCATGAGTTTGAAGTATAAGATCCAAGATAATTGCTTTAGGATATCAGACGTAGAGACTTTTAGAAATGGAGAAGAAGGAAAAGGAGGTGAAGTAGCTATACCGACCTGGGAGCAAGTGTTTGACTGGTTTAGAAGTAAGAATTATGAAGTTTGTATCGATTATGTAGTTGGGAATACTTGTACAATCTATAAAGTGAATGTTAATGCGAGTGGAGAGGAGTTAGAGTTTGATACAGAAAGGTTTTACACTTATGAGGAGGCGAGAGAGTTTGTAGTAAAAGAAATAATTAAAGAGTATGAATATAATAATTAAAGGAGCGCTATACATAAACGAGGAATCAAATATAGTTGTTAAATCCTTAAGTAAAACTGGAGAGCACGACCAAATAGAAGCTGAAGTATATGTGAATGAGGAGTTGGCTGAAAATGGAGAGTATACGGTAGATTGGGATAAGTTTGTAGAGGTTTATGGAGATAGGTATTACTTTAGCCAGGTCTACAACATTGACACAGAGAATCTAGAGTTAGTTAGTGATATTAGTAGTTTGGAGTTATGAAAAAGACGTTAATATTTGGGCTCATCTTCAATCTAGTTCTATTCTTTGGAGTTAGTGTTTTAGGAGCTTCATTTAATCCATTTGAGTGGGAAGAGTCGATTAGAAAGTTTTATGTAGGGGTTTATTCTATTTTCAACCTTATAATCCTCATCGCTCTTAGTTATGTTTTGATATCGAATAATGGAGAAATAGAAATAAGATGGTAAAGTTAGAGGATATAATAAAGTTCCAAGAAGATTTTGTAAGATTAACTGGATATACGGAAGATACACCCTTTGGGGACTACATTTTAGATTTACCTAAGGAGGAGCTTTCAAGTATACAGATAGAGACTAATGAACACGGTTATACTACTTGGGAGGTTTCTACAAATAATGGAATCCTAAGAGGCGAGTTTGGAGAAAAAGTAAGTATTAGCAGGTTCTTTGAGAGTAAAGCTAAAAAGTTAAGAGTAGCTAAAGATGCAGATGAGGGAGAATTGAGATATATGGAGTTTATGTGGGTTAAGTATAAGCATATTGATCTGATTCCTATTTTAGGCTCACCATTCCAAGGGGCTATATTTGCATATGAAGGGAATGAAAGAAAATGTAGAGAGTTAGCCTTGAGATTTGTAGAGGAGTATATTGAGAAGTTTAAGCAGGGAGGATTATCGAATGAAGAGGATATGGCTAAGATTGAAGAGGTTGTTAATTATGTTAGTACTGCTGAGTTAGACCTTGTGAAACTACTTAGAAAACGAATAAAAGAAGAGGGATTATGAGAAACCCTATTAATACGATAGCTATAGTTATTTCTTTGATTTCATTTCACTTATGTTTGTTTAGTGGAGTGGGAATGCTGGTTAATGGAATTTTCAAAAGAGGGTATACAATTGCTGAGGGAGATGTTATGTTCTTTTTTAAGTCTTTAGGAGCTCTAGTAGTGTCATACATAGTCTCAGCAATAATAGAAGAAATCGAGAGAAATGATAGACCTAATTAACAGCGAAAGTACTAAGGAATGGGATGTAATTAAAGCTCTCAATGAATACCAAACTCTAGATTACGGCGACTTACTGGATTACCCGGAAGATGTTGATGGAGTTTTAAACCTTCTAGATGACCACATAAAGAATGATTGGGAGGTGGTTCAGTCTTTAAAGGTAGTATTCGGCAGATGGAGTAAGGTTCTTGTAGCTATATTTTTCTTCAACGAGGATCACGATTGCGAGACTTTGTACTATAATGATGAATTTAACGAGGAACATGAACAGGAAGTATATACTAAATTAGAGGAAGAAAAAGATGAGCCTAAGATACTTGACTTCGGTAATATTAAGTGGGGAGTTCTTACTGGAGTGTTGTTAAGTATTATTGTAGGTTTTCTTATTTTACTGCCATTTTCAACACCTAAAGATAACTGGATAACTCTCTGTATATTCCTTTTCTTTGGGATTTGCTATACTTTGGGGTCGGTCTATGAAAGTGTTGGGGAGTATAGAAAACCTAAAACCACACTATATAGATTAATCGGTAACTTTGGATGCCTCATGGTAGCTCTATTTGGTTTGACGTATGTTATGTGGAGCTTTGTTGCAGGTAAGACTAGGATTATAGATGGAGGAGAGAGGGAAGTAGTGTATAAAAAAGATGTATTTGATTATGAGAGAAGAGAAGTGGTTAAGTAATTATGCAGCAACTAAGGATCAACGAGATATACAATTTTTGTTAGAGAGGAAGTTGATTGATAGTATTGATGCTGAGGATATATTAAGGAAGAATAAAGTACTAGAGGTGTTTGAGGGTTTTAAGGTTTTTTCTAAGCGCGACATAAAGCAGTTTCAGGAAGATAGTGATACTCAGGTAGATTTAGATGAGATAGGTAGCGAGCTTGAAGATGATGATGTAACTGTGGAAGAAGTGTGGCTTATGAAGAAGTTTGAAAGTAAGCTCACAAAGTATAGTCTAGAGGGAAATTATTATAGGCTTGGTTCAGCTTTATTTTACGGGACTGGAAGGAAGGATTATTTTGTATGGTTAAACGAGGATGAAGGAGATATACGAGTTAAACAGAGATTCTTACCATTGGAACTTAGATTAGCATTGGAGCATTTGGTATTAGGCTTGGTTTGTTTATATATTCTCCCAATTAATTATTATAAATATCCGGCCACGGTTTTACAACTTACCGTAATTCTCCAGGTACCTCTATTCCTAATCAACTTAATATCTAGACTGCACTACAAAAGGAGAGAATATATAGTTAGGTACATAATTGGAGTAGTATTGTTGGTAATCTTAGTTGACCTACTTATATTATGGTTAACGCCTCATTAGTAGAACAAGAGACAATGTTTTCGTTAAATTTTTAGATATGAACAACTTAATAAAACTACAACAAAAAGCACAAGAAAAATTAGAGGAGTACGGAATAAACCTTAGACTACCTGAGAGAGAATTTGGGTATGATCTAAGAAATATAAACCCGCTACTGTTAAACATTAAACACTACGACCCAGAGAAGACTATTATAGAGATTCAGGGTGTAGGTGAGTTTGAATATGAGTCCTTCCTGTTTTCCCCAGAGTTAGACCACAATAAGTATATAGAAGTGTCGCTGGAAAGGTTAAAATTGAAGTTAGAGTGTCAGGTTAGGTCTTATGAGAAGGAGTTAGAGAGAGCAGAAGAAATACTGGGAAAATTAATAAGTTAGATATGATAAGATTTTTAAGCGTAGTAGGATTGGCTACAGCAGGAGTTATCGCTTACCTGTATAAGAAAGGGTGCGAAGTTAGTAAGAAAGGAGATTACAACGGAGCTGAGGTAGATTTAAGTAAGGAGCGAAAGAAAGGGGGATAATTTATGGAGAGGAGGTTATTTGGAGAGATAAAGAACCTTGTAACATAACAGATATAAAAGAAAATTAAAGTTATGACAGACGACCAAATAAAAGAGAGAATCTGTAAACTAACTGGAGATGAGATTATTGACCTACATAAGAGAACCAAAGAGCGTTTAGAGAGTTATGGTTTTAAGTGGCCGATATTCTTAGGTAATTATGTGGGTGACTCTACTGGTTTAGTTTTAGATGATCCCCAGAGAGTTGATGAGGGTATGGCGATAGTAGTTAAAACTAATACGGAAGACTTATTATCAATTGCTGTAGTTAGACCTAGGGTGTTTGTAGAGCATGAAGATTTTGAAGGGGTAATAATAGCCATACTGAATAAACAAGCGGAGGAGTTGGAGAAGTTGGCTGATAAATATGGAAGGAAAACTCAGGCTTACTTGGATGAACTTGAAGATGTAGAGGATATAGTGGCGGTTTTAGAGAATAAACAAAAAGAAAGAGAAAGATTAAAAGATGAACATAAAAAATAGAACAAAAAACATTAAGGCGGAGATTGTAGCCCACAGTAGAAACGTTGAAACAGGAGACGAGCTTATTACTTATAGACTCACTTATCCTCGTATCATCTTAGCGCAATTGAACACTTACAAACAAATCACAAAAATAACGGCGTCTTCTCGCGCTCAACCGTTTAATAAGGTAGTAGAAGTAATTGAGAATGATCCTTTTATACCAATGGCTTACCAGAAGACTCACAAAGGTATGCAAGGGACAGAGTACTTTACAAATGAAGAGGAGATTAGAGAAAGAGATTTAGAGTGGTTAACAGCTAGAGATAAGGCAGTCGAGCAGGCTAAGAAGTTGAACGATTTAGAGGTGACGAAGCAATTAACAAATCGGTTGCTCGAAAGTTTCATGTGGGTAACTCAACTTGTAACAGGAACCAGAGAGGCGTATGAACATTTATTTAACCAGAGATGTCCTGAGTATGAAGTTGAAGTATCGGGTCAAATATTCAAAGGGAGAAGTAAGAGGGATATTTTAGTAGAAGGCGAGGATTTCTTTGGGTTACCTATTAAAGTTGAGGGTGAAGAGTGGTTGTTAAGTAATAAAGGTCACGCTGAGATTCACTTTATGGATTTAGCTGAGAAGATGTACGATGTATTAAGAGACTCTGAGCCAAAAGAATTAAAGCCAGGAGAACTCCACGTCCCTTATTTAGATACTCCACTTATGACTCCAGATTTGTTTCCAGAAGATGTTATTAAGTATTCATGTGGGTTAACAGCTCATACAAGTTATACTACAATTGGAGATGGAACAAAGATGACAATAGAGAAAGCTAGAGGGCTATTCAATCACTGTCTGGAAAATGGTCACTACTCTGTTTTTGAGATGATTGGAAGGGCTATGAGTAAAGATGAGCTAGATGATCCAAGAAGAAGAGGATTTAGAGGCTTTATTCAGCTTAGGGGACATTTAGAGGATGGCAACGATTTAAAGAGCTTCCTGTCATGATACATTGGATTTATGTTGCGGGTTTCATAGGACTTTACTTTGCTTCAGTTAGATTTTTAAGATTATATTTAGGATTGGATGAGAGAAAGAATTGGGTAATGACGATGATTTCTTGGACTCCGGTGATAAATACCTTACTAATCTTTCTAGCGTTCTTGTATATGTCCTATGTTGTGATTAGAGAGTTCATATTATACTACAGAAACAGAAATAATAAAGAATAAAAATGGCAGAAGTATTAATAATTGTATCGCATAGTGCCACATCTTCTCTTAAAAGTAAACTCGGATTCTTCTCAGTTGATGGGTTTATTAAGTTTATGGAAGATAAGGATACAACGGGATACAGGTTTTCTTACGATGTGATAGATAGGAGTTCTGGGAAATTGGCAGCACCTAAGGACTTGTCTCACATCTCACTAAAGGATTTTGAAGATTTATTTGTCAAGCGAGGTCACGATTTAGGTCCAAGGCTTATTAACAAGATCTTCAACACTTCAATAGGTAAGAAATACGGAACGAGAAAGTAAAATTTGTTGTCATAATGTGTGAAGAGTGGTTCATGAGGTTAAACTTGTGGGCTGCTCTTTTATTTTTCGGTTAATTAAATGGAAACAACAATAACAAACAAAGAGGAAACCCTGGAATTCACCTACATAACTGAAGTTAAGCAATACCGAATAAAAGCCCTACCTAAGCACCCTTACTACGCTAAATTCAATGGAAATACTGAGGGTGGTATAATAAAAGATCCTAACTATATTGGCTATGATTGTTGGGTAAGTGGAGGCTGTGTAGTTAAAGGGATGGTTTTAGATGGGACGATACTGCTCAGTGGGAAATACGGAGGACTTGTAGATGCAGGCTGTGTAATTAGAGATAGTTATGTAGATGTGGGAAAGTTGTCTGTAATGAATAGAAGCGAGATTAATGGTTTGACAGTTTCAGGACTAAGTTCACCAGACATTAAGCTAGAGGTAAAACAATCTATTCTATCAGCCAAGGTAAATATATGGCTAAACTTGAGTAGAGAAGAATTGAGTGATATATCCGGCGTTAAAATAACAAACTCCATCATCACCGGAACTACAACTATGAACTCCGCTAACCTAACTATTGAAGATTCTAACTTATCTGAAGGACCTTTTATTATTGACAGAGGTGTAAGAGTTATTCAGGGAGTATTTAAGTCTGAGGCGTTTGAATTTAAAGAGGAAGAATATGGGATTTAGAGAAGCAAGAGTAATTCACAGATTCTACAACAAAAAGACGGGTGAAGCTGAAGGAGTTGTAAAGGCTTATGCTCCAGAGGGGATTAACCTAACTGTAGATGATGATTGCTGGATAGATAAAGAGTGTCATTTGTATATTGTATCTTCAACTTCTTCCTTAGTTAACCTTAGATTATCAAAAGTACAAATAAAAGAGAAGTCCAAGGTAAGTATAGATATTGGGAGAAGGTGTGAGGTTATAAGGTTTGAGAATGTGAATTTAGTAGATGCATCCATGTTAAGTATTGAGACTACCGGATCATGTACTAGCATTAAAGTTAAAGATTACTATTCGATTCAGAGTGATATGTTTATTAGGAATATGGACAGTGGTTGCATTTGCTTGGAGGATATTTACTTAGTGGAGGAATCAAGAGCAAGACTTAGGTCAGTAAGCAATCTCATGGTAAAGGATCTTAGGATGATAGAAGCTTCGAAGTTAGATATTGGTACTTTAATTAAACCTCAGCATGTCTTAATGTACAGACCGAATAACCTGCTTATAGAAAGTTTGAATATGGAAGATGAATCTGAACTTGACATAAGGATAGAAGTAACAGATAGAAAGAATTGTGAAGAATCGGCTAGTGGACTAATTGTAAAAGGAATAAATATGGATAGTGAAAGTAGATTTGAGAAGTTGTTTAAAAGATTAGATAGTGCAATAGTTGAGTTATGATAACAGTAGATTTTAAGGATTTAGGCTCTTCACATCATATCCCAAGTAGAAAGTTTATAGGTGAGACTCTTTTCATAAATCTAACTGAATACAAGACTTTTAGGAATCAACAAGTATACAGACTAATGATGACACCTAAACACAGACTATATGATAAAAGTAAGAGTAATGTAGGAGGTTGGATTGGAGAGAATGTAGAGCTAGATGAAGATGTTTGGATAGACGAAGATACCGTAATTATTGGTAAAAGTTTTATTCATGGAGGGGTTGAGATTACACATGGCTCTAGGATCAACAACTCTAGGATAATCGGAAATGGGACTATAAGAGCAGCCAACATAAACAAGAGTGAGATTAGAGGTTGTTTTAATATTGGGCATGGAACTGAGATAAAGAAATCAACCTTGGATGGCATAACTATTCTAGACAATACAGCAATAAATATAGGTAAGATTAGAATGGCTGTGGAGAATTGTAATATTAATGGAAGGCTTATCGTTGAGGGGAGACCTGGTTTTTACCTTAGAGATTGTACAGTTAGTGGAGGATTAGTCGTGTATAAGAATCATAAAGTACTAAGACATATTTCCTTCTCAGCTGTAGATTGTGAGTTTATGGGAGATAACATGATTGACTTTCCCGAGCGACAGATTCAGTTATTACTAGAGGACTGCTTTGTAAATAACTCAATAATACGATCGGCTCCAGAAGGGTTTAGTAATAGTGGTATTAGGGTTATAAAAGATTGTGAAATAAATAACGAGATGCTCAATGAAATCTAAAATAAAAAAGCAAGGAGATGGGTGGTACTTAATGGAAGAAGATACTCTAGAAGTAATGGGTAAGACTTTATATAGACTAATTAGAGCTGAAACAGGAGAAAAAGGTGGATATATAGGGCTTGATGTGGAAATGGATAAAACTTCTTGGGTGGATAATACTTCTCAGGTTTTAGGGAAGGTAACATTAAGGAATCACACTCAAATAACGGATGGCTCTAAAATAAATATAAACCCTAAAATAAATATAAACCCTAAAATACCAACCCTTATAAACAACTCTGAACTAAATTACACATTCATAGGCTCAAACGATAGCGCATTCACTCCTACTACACAAATAAAGATTATGGATTGTAGGTTTGACTATACTAAACTACTGTATAAAGCTACATTTCCAAGAGAGGGGCTAATTATGGACAACTGTAAGATTATGAGGTGGAAGAAATTTGGTGAACCTGCTACTCTCTGTTTAACTTCTGGAGTATATAAAAATGTAACTGGAGATAATGTTTGTCATATAGAGCTTCACTTTGGACAGGTTGATGAAGGAGCGGTAGATAGAGTTATTATGGAGGATGTTCATTTAAGGACTCAAGGTAATATAGATATAAGAGGTGTAGGTCTAGTCTATTTAAATAATGTGGTAGTAAATTTGGATGCAGTCTTAGAACATTTGAGCGACTTGAATCATCTAATAGTAACAAACGAAAATGTAACGAAAGAATGGAAACGATTAGAGTTATAGAAAACGATAGAAAAATAAGAGATCACATAACCTACTACAGAATCGAAAAACTACCTAATCACCCACTGTATGCAGAATCTGGAATGAACTTAGGTGGTTATATCTGTAAGGACTCTAAGATTGAAGATGGAGGTTGGATTTCAGAGGGAGTATTTCTAACAAGATCTACAGTAAAAGATGCAGCTGTACTTATTAATTCTTCTGTAATAGGTTATAAAATAGAGGTAATTGACTCAGAGATTAGCGGGAGTACTTCACTCAACTGGGAAACCGACAATACTGGAGCTATAATCAAGAATAGTGAGATCAGTGGTTTAGAAAGCGGTAACACTAGCCTTAAACTCGTTAATAATTCTAGGGTAATAGGAGCTTGGAGGTGTAGTAATGAATATGGAATAGAGATAGTAGATTCAGTGATTATGGGTAGTGGAACTGTAGGTGGACAACTTAAAGGCGTATGGAAGAATTAAGAAAACCAATAAGACTAATTAAAGAGGAACCTAAGACTATAAGAGGTTTAACGGTTGGATATAGAATAGAAGCTACTAAATATCACAAAACAATTAAACCAGGAACAAGAGGGGGATATGCTGTAAGTGAAGACAATGTAGATGAGACTTCCTGGATATTTGATGAATCTGTAGTATCTAGTAAAGGAGTTAGGCTGATTAACAATACTATAATACAAGATGAAACGGTAATTACTGAGGGTAGGAGTTTTATGGATAGTGTTTTAGTAATTTCTAACTCTAACCTAACGAATTCCTATGTAGACAGTAACAACAAAGAGCGTATCACTGACATTAACTACATAAAAGACACAAGAATAACTAAGGAGCGTATTTATCTTTATGGCAGGTGTTCTTTGGTTAATTGTGTTGTAGAGAGGGATTTTACTCCAGTTGATGATGCGAATATGGTTGAATTGTACGACTCTCATTTAGTAGATAGTGTGATTATTAGTCCAGATTATCAAGTTGAACTAAGGGATTGTTTAGCTGACAGACTTAGAGTAGTGGGAGGATCAATTAATATTACAACAAAAGGAATTGGCTGTATAACAAATCTAAGAAGTGTGTCGGTAATCGGTAAGAAGAGTTTTATTCTAGGACATGAGCTTGAGGGTATCAGTTTACTAAAGAATGTTGAGGTTAAGGGTGGTTGTAAGATAGAAGTTAATGAAGGGTCAATCCATATAGAGAATAAACTGTTTGAAGGAGATAAAGAGTCTATAGAGCATGAATATGAAGAAAGCGGTAATTTGATAATATTGGGTTAGTTATGGTAGAAATTTTAAAAGAAGACACTAAAACATTTAACAGAAAAACCTTATATAGACTTAAAATGACAGAAGATCACCCTAAATTCGCCAAGTATAAAGATAAATTACTAGGTGGGTATGTTAGTGAAGAGTCTGTGATAGAAAATGGAGCTTGGGTTGAAGAAGGGAGTTATGTGATGGGGAATACTGTAATAAGCGGAGATATTATAGTTAAAGGAGAGAGTAGAATAAAAGAAAGCAAGATAGATGGCGACGGGACTATGAATCAATTCAACATTATAAACTCAGAGGTATCGGGATTATTTAGGATAGATGGGAATGGGTCGATAAAGGACTCTAGATTTGATGGGGTAATTTTCTTAGATCTCTTAAGTTTAGGTACACAAGCATCTAGAGTTTTTAGTAAATGTAGTGTGACGGGAGTATTTAAGATGGAGATTTATAATGTAGTTAAGATTGAGAATTGTATATTTAATGGTAACTTCATAGCTTCTATCGGGAATAATTATTTTGGTAGTAAGTTTCTAATGATGAAAGGATGTACCACGAATAATAATGTAATAATCCGAAATGGTAAGAGTAATACTAGAGTCTACAAAATAAATGACTGTTACATAGATAATGTGGAACTAGATTTAGCTTATGTTGAACCGGAAGAAGTAATTGGTGGATTAGTGGCATTTAATAATAACGTATGGCAAAGCGAGAGATTAGATTTAATAGAGCCGATTTCATAACCTGTAAAGTAACGGGAGAGAAGTTATATAGAATTGTATCAAAAAGTGAGGATGGATTAGAGGTTATGGGAGGTTATGTTGGAGAGAGTGTAGTAATGAGTTCAGAGTCTTGGGTATCATCAACTTCATCTGTTTCTGGGTCTGTTTATTTACTGGGGAATACTTTAATAACTGATTCTACTATTTACCAAACCAGCTTAGGGAGTATAGAGATTACAGATTCGAATATAATGTCCTCAGATATCTCTTCTGGTCAAGCGGGTAGGAAAATCTGTATATCCAATAGTATCCTCAGTAAAGTGACAGATATAGGGGGTATGGGACTAAGAGTAACTGGAAATCCTGAGCTAATGATAGTAGATTCCATATTAGAGAACATTTCAGGACTAGTTTTATCAGGATCTCTTAGTAATGTTAAAATGACGTATGGCAGTAAGATTAAGTGCTCAGATGAAGGGGGAATTGTTAGGTTATGGTGTAAAGACTTAGCGTTAGACGATCATGCGGTATTGGAAGTTGAACCAGAAATAGATCACGTTTTAATCAATAATGTTCAGATTTGTGAGGATTCGAGATTGTACATTCAAAATAGGTCGGATGATAGAGGGGTTGGTCATATAGTCTCCATTACTAACTTTAAGCTCAGTGAGAAAGATAGGCTATGGATAGAGTAATTAATGACGAGATGACCTTAGAGTTTAGAAGAGAGGATGGTGTGGAGGGTTGGAGAATTTATATGTTAGATGATCACCCATCCAAAGGCTTAGTAGATGAAGAAGGTGGAACGGTGGCTCACTATAGCTTAATTGATGGGAGATCTTGGGTAGGTAAGAATGTTAATGTTGGACTCCACGCTAAGGTATACAACTCAACTATCCTATCTCTAAACCTTTCAAATATCTATGGCAGCATAACAGATTGTAATATAATAGCTAAGGAGATACTCATAGGTTCAGGTTGTTATGTTAAGGGTGTTCATGCTATGTCTTCTGATTATACATTGGCTGTTGATTCCTTTATAGTTAGTGACTCTGCGGTATTTGGTTCGCCTATATGGATTGCACCTAAATCGGACAATGAGCGGTATAATGTAGAGTTTTTGAATTCACAGGTTGATGGTAAGTTCTTGATTAATAAGTCCCTCTTTTCAGCTAGAAGTAGTTTAATGGGAGAGTTTTCAGTAATAAATCCTTCAACAATAGTGGATTCTAGTTTGACAGGAGCATACATATTAAAAAGAAAAAGTAAGATTATTAAGAACGAATTTAGTAACCAAGATGAGATAATATTATGAGAACAGAAGTAAAGCTACATATAGATGGTGATTATAGAGTTTTTAGGGGAGAGAAGATAGGAGGAATAGTTCCAAAACACACAAGTATAGATGAGACTTCTTGGGTTAGTTATGACTCTAGAATAAGGACGAAGAATGATAATTGCTTATTAGTACTCAGATATGGAACTAGGATACTTAACGAAACTAGAATCAACTTGGATGTTAAGGATCTGACTATTTTAGAGGGAGTTCAAGTTAAGAATGGTGATGTGTATTTATCTAGCGGAACAAACAGTGTAATAACTCTTTCTGGTGTAACTATTCTTGATGGCGGATTATGGTTAGATGGAGCTCGTGGCATACATTTCTCAAACTCTAATATAACTAAGGGAGCAGATTTTCAGGTAGTTGGGAAGAATATAGTTGCTAGTGGAGTTAGTTTACAGGGAGAGGGGACAAAACTCAAAGTAGAACCTAGGGGAAACAGTAGTATCTTAATTTCAAATGTGCAGTTAATAGATACTCAGGCAGTTAAATTTGATAAACCTCCTTATATAACTACTGGAGAGAACTTTATACTAGCTGACATGAAAGAAGAGGGTATTAAAGAACTGACTCACTATTCGATTGGAGATAACATAATTAAGAATAAGAGTTTGGAATCAATTGGCAAAGTAAGTAATTTATGAAACACGAAATAATAAACAATAAAGAGGGGACACTATCATTTACCTGGGATCCTGAACTAAATAATTATAACGTGGTAATGACCAACAAACACCCGCTAAATACAGAAGGTGAAGGCTCAGGAATGTTTGGAGGAACTGTAACTCACCCAGACCTAATTGGATATGATTGTTGGATAAGTAGAGGAGTAAGCGTCATAGGTGAGTGTAAGATAACGGGAGGAACTATAATAGAATCTGAATATGTGAAGGTAGTTAATACAAACCTAGATAACTGCAGGATTTACATTTATTACGGTCAGATGTTTGAGAGTAACCTAAATAATCTAGATATTGCGGCTCATGCTTTTGACTGTAAGGAGTTTGATATGACAAAGGACGCTAGATTAGTTGTATCAGGTCATGAGAATTTATCTATAGTGGGAACAAGCTTACTAGGGAACTTAATGGTGAGAACTAGTATAGATAATGATGTTGATCCAAATGAGACTAACATAATAAACTCAGAAATAGGAGGGAATATTATGATTAGAGGATTGGGGTTTGATCTAAGGAATTCTCGTATAACTCCCAGAGCTGCTATTATTAATGAGAATTACCTAGAACTAAACAATATTATTACAGAGCTATGAGAAACACAATAATAGACCTTAAGCAGAGTAGAGAAGTTGAAGGTAAGGAAGTTTATAGAGTAGTAGATCAAATTACTGGAGAAAAAGGAGGTTGGGTTAGTAAGAATGTAGCTGTAGATAAGGATTCTTGGGTGAGTGAGGGGAATATTCTAATAATGAAGCCGGGAGCCAGATTATCGCTAAAGAATACTCTAATAGGCGGAACCCACATAGAGATTAATATTGCTAACGGTATGGTTCTACTTAAGAATTGTGTGGTTAGACCCTATGCTAGACTTTACTTTGATACTTATGACCGAGCAATTGTATCTGATAGTGTATTTGGAACTGGGTCTTTACTTAGGATTTTCAGTTTTTCAGACTCAAGTATATTTTCAATTAGCCTACATAAAATAAACCTTGGGAACAGTGCTAGATTAAGGGTTGACGGATCATGTAAGAGCGTTAATCCAGATACAATTCCTGTGATGACCTTTAATGAAATAACTATCCTAAACTCAGGGGAATTATCTCTTACTGACTGTAGGGGTGATGTCTTGGTTAATGGGTGTTTAGTAGGTGATGATTGTACCGTTCAGTTAGATAGTTACAAGGGAATACTGATAGATGGATTTGAGTGTAGATGGGATAGTAAGTTTGCCCTAAGTAATATTGAACGATCTGAGTACTCTAATTATGGAAGCGAGATTATAATTGTAGATACTGACATTAGTGGAAACTCCTTTGTTAACTTAAATTCGTCTGGGAAAGTCATTTTAGATAACCAAGAGATAAGGGGAATTAAAGTGACAGATGACGGTATGATAGTTAATGGAGTATTTAAGAGTAAGAATCAATTTGTAGAAGAATGGAACATAGAGTAATAAATAAAGAGAGAAGTATCCTGTTTGTTAAGGGGAATCCGAAGAATCAATTTTGGAGAACATACCTTCTTGAAAACCACCCTCTTTATACCGGAGATGACACTGTGAGGGGTGGACTTATTGATGATCCTGATAGTATTTCTTGGGATAGTTGGTTAGGTTCTGATGTGATTGCTGATAAGTCTAAGATATTAAACGGCAGTAGAATCGAGGGATATTTTGAGATTAGAAGCAGTACTATATCTAACTTAAGTATTACAGATGTTAATCCCAATACTACTCCCAGAATTTCAAACTTAATCAAAAACTCTACTTTAAACTTTCATGCACCTGTTGGGATCTATATAACTAAGGAATCTATTATTGTAGGAACTTGTATTGATGGGTATGTAGATATAAGTAAAGTTGCGGGATTAGATTTAAAGAATAGCTGCTTAACTGGGAATATAGACCTTAGGAATTGTCGTGAGTTTTTAGAGTTAGAGGACTGCTTTTTTAATGGTAATCTAATCTTTGAGTGTGGTAATTATAAGTGGGAGAACGCTAAGATAGGAGGGAATAAAATAATTAAATAGCAATGGAAAAATATATAGGACCGGGCATAAAGATTAACTTAGAGAAGGGAATAGAGTTTTACCATGTAGATTCTGATAGTAGATTTGATATTTACCAGATTTACAAAGATGATGGAACAATAGGAGGAAAGGTATCGCTGGGAGTAACTTTAGATGAGAGTTCGTGGATAAGTGAGGGTGGATTAGTAGTTAATCTAAGCTCTAAGAAAATCCACATAACTAACAATTCAAATATCAAAGGTACTATTATGTTAGATGCAATGGAGGTTTGTTTGGATATGGTTATAGTTGAGGTAAAGAGTGAGATAATTAGTAGTGGTGATGCTCAGTTTGGTAAGATTAAGTTGAAGGATTTAGTTTTAGGTAGAGCGTCTAAGATTGAATTAGTAGGTGATCTAGGGAACTATATAGCAAGTGATTTTGAGATTGATATGGAGAATGTGAATGTTGAAGGGAACTCTACTCTCAAGTTACGTAATTATGGATCGGTGAGAGATTTGAAATTAACCGAATCCTCTGCATTAGTTATAGACAGTGTGAAGTTCTCAATAAATAATGTAACTATAGGGCAGGCTAATTTCATCAATATCTCAGAGTTTAATACTTTATTTATCTCAGATCTAACAGTAAAGAGTAATCCTAGTCTAAACTTAAATCACCTCACCTTCAATGCTCCAAGTGCGACTATCAAAAATAATAACTTAATCATAGCAACTATTTTAATCAAGGGAGGGGCGTACATTCGTAAAAATATGGAGGATGAATACGTAATATATGAAAACGAAACATGGGAAAACCAAAGTACATAAAAAATAAAGAAGAAACCCTGCAATACTTAGAAGAAAATACAGGGTTATACAGGGTTTATATGCTTCCAAAACATCCGTCAAAATCTTTCGTGAGTGGAACTGGGTTAATTAAGGGAGGATTAGTAGAGAGCATGGACACCTTAAGTTACGACTCTTGGATAAGCCAGAATGTAATAGTAATGGATAAGGAGACTCGAATATATAGATCAATCATAGAATCTCAATCATCAAACTTAGTAATAAAAGAGAGTCAGATTAATGGGCTTGAGGTTTCTTTAGACTGTAAATCTCTGTATGGGGCACTTATCTCAAATTCTCACATAAACCTTACTACAGCACACTTAGGTTACCTTAGAGGACTTAAATTGACGGATTGTTATATAGATGGAGCCTTGAGTACGTCTGGATTATTTAAGTTAGAGATGAGAGATACTAGAGTTGTAGGTCAGTTATTTATAGAAGGAAATATAGATAGTGAAGCTGATGACCCTTTGATAGATGTAGAGATTAATAATTGTAGTTTTGAAGGGATTAACAATATAGTGAGAATGTTCAGGGACACTAGGATGCTTACTTTTGAGAGGGAGAGTTATACTGGAGTTAATATTTTAAAAGATTCACATGAGCTTAATAAAAATAGATACTAAAGATAAAATTAACCACCTAGGACACACCTTATATAGAGTAGTAAATGAAGCAACCGGAAAGAAAGGAGGCTATGTATCTAAGGAGGTAGTTATAAGTGATAATTCTTGGGTTGAGTATGAAGGTGCGGTTATATCAGGAAATGGAGGTAAAATCTTCTTAACTGACGGAACTACAATAGAAGGAACCTTAGAGTCTCACAGTCAAGTAACTAAGGTAAAACACTGCTTCTTTAGGGGTGTAGTAAAGGTAATGGAATCTGAGACTTATATCGCTGAGTTTGTAGATTGTAAGACTATTGATAGGGATTGTAAAGTAACTATAATAAACCAAGATGATGATAACCCTATTCAGTATTCGGATAACTTGTATATAGAAAACTTACTTATGTCTGGCAATACTGAGCTTACTCTTCCTCCTTATGGTAGTGTTTCACGTGCAACATTGTTTAGTCGAGGTATTTTCTCTATAGGGGTTTGTGGTAAGTTTCTTGTAAGTGATGTAACTGTAGGTGAGAGGTGTTCATTTTATGTTACAGGATTCGCTAGAGTGGGTATTTCTAATTTAACAGTGGAGCAATCCTTTGATAGAGCTCGTTATAGGGATTTTGAAGTTAGGGGTTATAATTTAGTTAAGCACATGGGAAGCTGTCTAATTTATAACACTAAATATGATGACGATGGAGAGTATGCTAAGATGATAAGGGTTGAAGAAAAAGACATGGATATAATAATAGAAAATGGACTACGACGCGATAAATAATGAAAAGACTCTCGGATTTAAGAGGGATTTAATTACCGGGGTTCTAGGTGATAATTACTATTCAGACACCTACCGAGTTTATATGCTCCAGAATCACCCTTTATTTGAAGTTACTAAGAAGGAAGATAGAGTAGGTGGTATGGTTTTGGATATAGAAACTTTAGACTCAACTAGCTGGATTAGTAAGGGAGTTGAAGTTAACGGTCTGGTATCTAAGATCACTAATTCTGTGCTGATTCATACTAACTTAGGTAAAGGAAGATTGATGGTAGGAAGAAATGTAAAGATGACCAATTGTTATATAGAATCCGGAAGTAATGGAGATGCAGTTATAAGAAAATCCGAGATAGAGAATGTTAAAATTATACGGAATGATGCAGGAGTTAGTATTAAAAAGAGTAAGATAATAGATGGAAGCTTTGTTAGCACGAGTTTAAGGACAGAGTGGGGTTTAAGTATAGTTGAAAGTAAAATTGTCTCTTGTAATATTATACTCCACGATTGTTCCCTAAGTCTTAATCAAATGAATCTCTGGAATATAGATGTAGTTGAATCAGAAAGAATTTTGACTAATGCGGATATTGAAGAAATATAGAAAGCAGAAACTCAGGATCATAAACAAAGGTAGTAAGATAGCTGAGGGATTAGATTTAGAAGAGGTCAATAAAATGAGTCAGCCTTCTACTATGATTTTGATTAAGAGCCAGGTAAACGGTAATATAGAGACTCACAACGACATTATATTTGAAAATTGTAAGATAGGTAGAGTTAAGAGTTTCACAGTAAGTTATAGTATAAAATCTTCACCTGTAATCTTTAGGAATTGTATCTTTAATGATGACTGTGAGGTGTATATTGAAACTGGTGAAGGGACGTACTTTGAGATAAATAACTTAGAGATGGATGTTGAAAGTACACTTACCCTAAAACCTATGAAATCCTGTATAGTAGAGAATATGAAAATAGAGCTTTACGGTGAGTTCTGTAGTTCAAATAATGCAAGTAATATAGTGATGAGGGACGTAGTAATAAGTAGAGATGCTTTAGTTAATCTTCAGTACGAATTTAATCCTAACATAGTCTACCTCAATAATGTACACTTTGGCGATGACTCTAGGTTTTTAGTAGAAGCAGGTCAAGTTATGAGTTTATCTATGGTGGATGTTAGAGTTAGACCTTTTGCAGAGATTGTAGTAAAGAAGCATACCGAATTAAAAGGAGAAACACTAAATGGAAACATTACGATTTAAAAAGCTGCTAGATAACCACTACATCGTTTACATGACCAAATACCACCCTTACTATTATCGATATCTGAATGCTAAGGAGGTTGAAGGTTATGGAATAGAAGGTGGGAGAATAGATAATCCAGTGAAGATAGATAAATACTCTTGGATTGATATTGGAGTTGATGTTAGGAATTCCACGATAAAGAGATCAATTATAACTACGCATCCCTTTAATACATCTCTCTTAGTATCAATCTCGGACTGTAAACTTGAGAATTGTGAGATAAAGTGTAGCGATTCCTCTTATATCTTTAACTCGAACTTGGAAGGGGATTTTATTGAGGCTGATGGGAATACGGTTGTTTTAGGAGATTCTTCTATTAATGGAGTTTTTCAATATTATAATCCTCCATATAGCTTAACTGTAAAAGAATCAAGCATATCGGGAGTAACTAGGATGATAAATGTTTGTAGGAATATAGCTATCATCAATTCAAACTTAACAGGATCACAGAATTTTACACCAAAGTCAGATGATGGAAAGGTAATTAAGAGTGATTTCCTTGTGATAGAAGATGTGTATATAGCCGAGGATGGAGTAATATCGTTAGACCAAATTAATGAGAAAAAGTATGTTAGTAATTGATAAGAATGAAAGTAAGGAGTGGGGAGATCTAATTCTTTACCGAGCGATTAATGAAGATACTGGAGAGAAACATGGATGGGTTACTGAGAATATTATACTGGGAGAAGGTTGTAAGATAGAGAAGGAGTGTAGGGTTTATTCAAAGTCTCTAAACGGTGTAGTTCATTTGTCTGATGTTGAGATTACAGGTATGTCGGATATAGGAGTTAATTCAGGCTTTTTCTACAGGTGTATCTTCTCTAAAAGCTGTATATGTGACTTTGGTGAAACTGCAGAAGTAACTAATTGTCGTATATCTGGTAAAATTGAAGTTATAGATGAAGGAGGACTTAGAGTAAAGATGGATAATGTGCAAATAGGACACGGCACTCGCTTGGAATCTGGAGATGGGGTAACTATTCTTAATTCTTGTTTCGCAGACAGTTCAATAATTAAAATACAACCTCAGATGGAGCTCCTAATGAATAACGTGAATATAGGTTATAAAAGCGTGTTACGTATAGCTACAGCAAATAACTTAACTCTAGATAATATAACCATAGGGGAGAAGTGTAGGGTGGAAGTAGATAAAGGAGAACTAACCTATGCAGAATCTATAGTTGGAGAAAGAATTAATGACAATGAGCAGGTTGAGTTTACGGGAGATCAAGAGTAGTGGCAAGGTCTCAGATAATGTTATTCTAGATGATGGCTCTTGGGTTGAAGAAGGGAGTGAGGTTATTAGTAGTGATCCGAGTAAAGTAGTAAACCTCATAAACACAGTAGTCAAAGGGAGTTCCATATTGTGTATAGATTCAGGGAGTTTAGTTAATTGTGAGTTTGATAGAGCTAAGGTGACGTTAAGAGGGAATGATGTTGTAGAGTTTAGAGATTGTAAGATAAAGAATAAGTCGGATATTTTTAAGGTAAGAGGTATAAACAAGGCTGAACTAAATCTTAGGCAGAGGTTTTACAAAGTTGAGATGAATAATGCTTCTATAACTTTTCCAGATGGTGAGCTTTTATGTAACAACTTAGTAATGAGAGATAGTAGTCACATACACCTAGAAAACCCTCAAGATATAATAATTAGTGATGTAGTGATGGATAAAGATGCTGAAATAGAAATAGAAGGGAATCAAAACCTAACTATAGCTAATGTAGATCTTAGGGAATATTCGAGCTTGAAAATAAAGACCAGTGGAACTAATAAAGAAGCTGCAAGTATAGATAATATGATAGTTATAGCTTGGAATAAAAAAAAACAGTTAAATTATGAACGATATAGAAAATGTCACCTTTGAGAATTGTGTTATAGGTGTGATAAAGTCATTTGAAGTTATTGGAAGCGAAGACCTAAAGAATCCCATCGTGTTTAAAGATTGTGTATTTGAGGATGGGGTTTCAGTGGAGATCAAAGTTAATCCTGATAGTATAGTCGAAGTAGATGGACTTAAGATGCGTGAAAAAAGTAATTTAAAGGTAAGAAAGGCATTAGGTAAGCTTCAAATAAACAACATCTGCCTAGGCTTAAGGTCTACTTTAAATTTAAACCCAAGAAATGAAACCGAGACTGAAGCATCTTTTACTAATTGCTGGGTTCTAAATGGATCTACTTGGACAATACTAGAGCCCCTAACTTATAAAAATAGGCAGATTGATGGAGAGATAGTATCGGCGCCAGAGCATAGAGGTTTCAAGATAATCTAAACAAACAAAATTATGACAACAGAGATAAAAGTAAAACGAGAAGAAGTAGTAGACGGTAAGACTTTAAAGAGAATAGAGTTACCACAGGGAGGACTTGGAGGTTTAGTAGAGTTCCCGGAATTAATATCACCTCAAAGTTTCATATCTCCAAACTGCACAATCATAGGTAAAGTAGAAGTAGACGCTGGTGCAACGATAATGGATAACTCTAAGATCGAAGGAGAAGGGTTTATAGGTTCAAAGGCAGTTATTCAAGGTACTCAAATCAAAGGGACGGTTAATATAGTAGGTGCTGCAGTTCTCCAAGGTTGTTTATTTGAAGGGGAGGTTAATTTAATAGGGAGCGAGGAAAAAGATGAGGCTATATGTATTAGAAAGAGTGATATAATTGGGGATGTGTATATTAAGGAAAGAGTTAGGCTCAATAAGTGTAAGTTTGAGGCGAATCTAGAGTTAAAACCTTCCGTAGAGCTTATTAAAACCGAGATATCAAGTAATGGTGGTACTTGTGGAGTTTTGGAAGTTAATACGCTTAAGAACTTACAGAAATATGTCTTAGATGCAACTAATATGTTCAACCAAAATGTAACTGAGAATGAAAATGACTAAATATAAAATAGTAGGGGAGACCTTAATTGACACAACTACAAATGAGGTAATAAAGGGAGTGAAGATACTGAATGCAACTGAAGATATGTTTATAGGAGATAATGTGTTGTTTGGACATGAGGTTGAAGTTACTCTCTCTGAATCAGCTAAGGTTGTAGATACTTGGTTTGAGAAGGGTTGTAAGGTGGTGATAACAGATGATGCAGTGGTAATTAATAGTGAGTTCCTGCCTTCAGAAGATTCAGTTATAAGAGTGGCTAGAAATGCTAAAGTATATACCTCAACTCTATGCGGGGATATCAAAGTTATGGGGAATACGGTAGTCAAGAATAGTGATATTAAAGTTCCATTCTTAGCTCTTAGACTTGATAATTTTGTAGAGAACGTTAATTTTGTCAGTGATTCTCCAGAGGCTTGTCATGCATTCGAAAAGTGTTATATTAAAGATTGTGAGATAACCTACAGTAACGATCCTGATGATAGCAATAAGTATAGGGGAATTCACATGATAGAGAGTACTTTGATAGAGGTTAAGAATATTGGGGTTAGGTTTCCAGATTACGTTAGGAGAGCGATGTTGATTGATAAAGTACTGGTTGATGGAGAGAAGATAGAAGATGATACTATGGAGGTTTTTGATTCTAAGTTAACAGATGCAGAAGATAATGAAAGTAATTGGTGATCCCAGTAAGATGTATAAGAATAACCCTGTATGCTTTGATGAAACTATGGTTGGAGCTGCAGGGGTTACTATTTCTCCAGATTCATTCATAAGTGACCGCTCTTGGATAGCTCCTTCTGATCAATCTTTTGTGAGGTATAGTGTAGTTGGAGATAATATATTCTACTTAGATGGAAATTTAATAATGGACAAAGGATCTGAGTTTAAGGGGAGTTTATTTTCAAGAGGTAGAGAGGATTCAGATTTACGATTATACGATTCTGAAATCAATGCAAATGTAGCCCTAGATGATAGATCTTATGTTAGCCTGTCACATAGTCGAGTAGAGGGGAATCTTGTTGTATATGGTAGTGGACAGCTTCATTGCCTCAGGGTGAATATTTTCGGTAATGTAATAATCGATCTTCCTGAAAAATATGCCATAAACTTAGTGGATGTAGAGATTCATGGAGATTTGATTTTAAATAGTGAGAGTTTCTTATACATGGCGGGCTGTTTACTTCACGGATACAACACTATAGTTAAGAAGGGAGGTGGGGATTTAAGAATGGAGAATTGTCACTATAATAACTCTGGATACAACGAATATCATATAACAAAAGATACAAAATGGACAGAGAAGGTAACAGAGAGCAAACACATTTAGTTGACAAAGGTTGGTACTATTTAGACAAAACTATACCTGGTGGCGAGTCTAAAGATTGTTTTGCTGCTATTGATAAGTCTACAGATTATGTTATGGGATTTTTCTCAGAGTCAGTTAAAGTAGAAAAGGGAGCGAAGATTAGAGATAGCTTACTGTATGGAGAAGTGTTTGTAAGTAAGGATTCAACCGTGCTTAATAGTAATATCGGCAATCCTGAGGGTGAATCTATAGTAATCATTCAAGGTAAGTCTAATATTACATATACTACTATCAGAACCAATATTGTTAGGAGGGATTCACAGGTATTTATTATTGACTCTAAAGTTGAACTGGCTACATTTAGAGTTAGACCTGGGACATTAACAATAAGAAGTTCTACAGTAATCGGTGTCAATCCCCCCTCAATAACAACAGACATAGGGCAAGTTAATAGGTTTCTTGATAGTGGAATTATTGTTGACTCTCTGGTGTATTTAGGAAACAACAACAACCTGAGTATAGGGAACTTTATCATTAGCAATAGCAAGGTTAATTTAGATATTTTAGATGAGCGATTTCAGAGATCTAGAATAATTAGTAATGTAGACTGTATAAAGAATTATAACTCTCCAATCAGTTTGCCAATAATCAATAATAACTCAATAGGAATATGATGGCAGTGAACTACCTCTAAAGTGAGGCTTCAAGATAACTCTAAGGTTATCAGGCTTGTTCCAAGCCTTTAAATAATATATTAAGAGATGCATTAAAGTCCCTATCTAAGGTTAAACCACAGTTAGGACAAATGTATTCTCTATCAGTTAATTTTAAATCTAATGGAACTATATCCATTCCAGGTGGCAATGGTAATATTCCAGTTGGATTATTTTCACTGCTAATAAAATCTTCTATTGCTTCCAACATTTTCTTTTGTAAATCTTTGTTTAAATCTCCTGTATATCTTAAAATTGCCTTTGCAGTTAATCCTCTATTATACAAGTTATTCAAATACTTTTGACTTGCTTTTACTCCATTTAATGTTGTGGCTAATGTTTCTCTTACTGACATACCTACAATACCATCTTTACTTAGTCCACCTTTTAAATGTAGTACCTCATCTTTTTGAAATAGGTATATTTTTCCATCTTTGTTATATTCGTAGTATAAATCTTCTTTACCACTGAATATTTTGGCATTATCTATCCATATTCTGACCCTTTGAGGATGCAAAGGATAAATACCTACTAAATGCCCTCTATTATCATAACTTAGATAAGCATAAGCATTGCCATGATGGTTTCTCCAACATTCTAATAATGTCATCATAGGTGTTGAAGTCATAAAAGGATTTGGTGAAAATTTCAACTTTTGTAATGCCTCATGATTTAATATTTTATTATTGTCATTA